AGACAGTTATTAATTGACCGAGCAAGTGCAGATAGAACAAGAGCCGAGTTATTAGAAAAAGCAGTTGACAAAGAGAAGTTTTCAGCAAGTGAAAGAATAGCGTTTTTAGAGGAGGCTGGAAGATTAGAGGCTGAAATTACTGACAAAGAAATTGCAGTTGCTAAAATAAGATTACAAACTAAACAACAAGAAAACGCTTTAAGTAAATCTACAAAAGAGGACTTGCAAGAGGAGGCTCAACTAAAAGCAAATTTAATAAATTTAGAAACCTCAAAATTAAATAAACAAAAAAGAGTAACCACACAATTAACAACTGCGAGGAGAGAAGAACAAGCTGAAAAAGACGCAGAGGCTAAAAAAGAAGAAGACCGAATACAAAAAATATCTGATTTTAGAAATAATGTTTTAAAAAAGGACGAGGAATTATACGCCACAACAGAGGAAGAAAAATTAGAATTACAAAGAGAAAGAGCAGAGCAAGATCTTGAAAATTTAATTGGCACAGAAACAGAAAAAAGAGAGGCAAAACTTGCTTTAGATGAGTATTATGACGAGTTAGAATTACAGTTACAAAATAAGATTGCTGGAGAAAAAACGGAACAAGACAAAAAGGACAAAGAGCAAGAAAAACAAGACGCTCAATCCGTTCAAGACGCAAAAATTGGAATTGCAAACGCTGGTTTAAATGTTTTAGGTGCTATCGCAGAGGAGGGAAGTGCATTATCTAAAGGCGTTGCAGTAGCACAAGCGACAATGAATACTTATCAAGGTATAACGGCAGCGTTAAGTGCTGTTTCAACTGTTCCAGACCCATTAGGACAAGCATTAAAAGTAGCAAATGCAATATCGGTTGGTGTTATGGGATTAATGAATGTTAAAAAGATATTAGCAACAAAGCCAGTAGAAAAAACTGCTCCAAATATTAGTTTGGGAGCTGGAGGAGGAGCACCAGCACCACCAAGTTTTAATTTAGTTGAGGGAAGTGCTGACAATCAAATTGCAAATAGTTTAAATGACCAAAACCAACAACCAGTTAAAGCATTTGTTGTGACAAGTGACGTAACCTCTGGCCAAGAAATGGACAGAAACATTATCGAGAATAGTAGTTTATAACTTTTTTATTATATTAGCAAAGTAATTTTTTGAATAGATTTTAGTTTTTAAACCTCAAGCGTTGGGAAGTGCTTGGGGTTTTTTTATTGCAAAAGTGTAACAATAACCTTTTTTATTTATTATTATGTTATGAAAACATATAGTGCAAATTTCAAAAAAAATTCAAAAGGCGTTTTCGCAATTTCATTAGTAGACGACCCAGCAACACAAGAACACTTTATTGCAATGTCTAAGCCTCAAGAGATAAGGCTAGCAGATGTAGATAAGGAGCAACGTATTGTTATGGGCTTAGTATTACAACCAGACCAATTAATTTACCGAAATCAAGGAGGTCAAGAGTTTAATATTTACTTTAGTGCTGAAACAATAAAAGAATTATCACAAAACTTTTTACAAAGTGGTTTCCAATTAAATAGCAAATTAGAACATAACGAGTCAATCGAGGGCGTAAGTTTTGTTGAAAGCTGGTTAGTAGAAAATCCTAAAGTAGACAAATCTTATAACTTTGGTTTTGAATATCCAAAAGGATCTTGGATTGCTACAATGAAAGTTGACAATGACGAAATTTGGAACAACTACGTTAAGACTGGAAAAGTAAACGGCTTTTCAGTAGATGCAATGGTAGATTTGCAAGAAATTGAAATGTCAAATAATAATTTAAAGACAGAAGAAATGTCAAACGAAAAAAAATCATTATTGAGCCAAATGGAAGTTTGGTTTACAGAAAACATTTTGACTAAAAAAACTGAAAAGGTTGAAATGGGAGAAGTTAGAAGTGGAGAAATTGTTATCACTTATGACGGAGAAGAATTAGAAGTTGGTATGCCAGTATTCGTAATGAGCGATGAAGAGCGTATTAGCTTACCAGACGGAGACTATCCAACAGAAATGGGGTTAGTAATAGTAAATGACGGAGTAGTATCGGAAATCAGAGCAGAGGGAGACGAAGAAGTTGACAAGAAAGTTGGAGAAGACGAAGAACTTGGATATGGTGGAGAAGACGATATGAAAAAGAAAAAGAAAAAGGAAATGTTAAATGACGATGTAGTAAATGCTATTAAATCAATTTTGGTTAAGTATTCAGAAGATATGAACGCTAAACTTGAAGAAAAATTTAACAATTTCTCGACTGAATTGACTTCTCTAAAAGAAGAAAATGCGAAACTAAAAAGTGAAGTTACTGAATTGAGCAATCAACCAGCATCAAAACCGATAGTTTCAAAACCAGCTACTAAAAAAGTGGCATTAACTAGAAAAGGGCGTTTAAGACAAGCAATTGACAACGCAAAAAATTAATTAATAAAAAGAACATTTAAAATGGAAAATGTAAATTTAGCAACCACTGTAACTGTAGCGTCAAATTACGCTGGAAAAGTTGCTGGTGGAATTATCGGTTGTGCTTTTAAAGAGGCTGACACACTACGTTTAGGATTATTAACAGTAGCTGAAAACGTAAATTACAAATTGAACTTGAGAAAAATCGCTTATACAAGTGGTTTAACTGATTACACTTGTGGCTTTACTCCAGCTGGAGCAGTGACTTTGTCAGAGAAAGTATTGGAGATCAAAAAAATAATGAACCCAATTCAAGTATGTAAAGAAGATTTCAGACAAACTTGGTCAGAAGACCAAATGGGAGCATCGGCATCAAATCCAAATGAGCCAACTGAAATTTTAGACGCTATTCAAACAGAATTGTTAGAGAGTACGGCTGAACAAGTTGACAATGATATTTGGAATGGAAACGGAGCAACTGACGGAGAGTTTGGTGGACTTATCGCACAATTTAACGCTGACGGAAACGTTATTAAAGCTGGAAACGGAATTGTTGCTGGTGGAGCACCAATAACAGAGGCAAATGTTGAGGCTGAACTTAAAAAAGTTTTAGAGGCAGTACCAGTTGCAATAAGAAGAAAAGATTTGACGGTTGCAGTATCTCCAGACGTATTCCAATCATACTGGTTTTATTTAGTATCTAAAGGAATTGCAAATGACGGAAACGCAGAGCCAAAGCAAGTACGTTTCGGACGTTATACTTTAACAGAAGTAAACGGATTAGCTGACAATACAATAGTTGTATTTGAAAAAGCTAATGTTGTTTTTGCTACTGGATTACAATCAGATTTTAACGAACTTTCTTTAGTTGACGAAGATAGCATCGGACTATTAACTGGACAGATAAGAGGGAAAATGGTTTACGGAGCAGCAGTAGGATATTATTGTTCTCAAGATATCGTTTGGTATTTAAGTACGTCAAATTAATTATTAACCATAAAAATAAAATACAATGAGTTGTGATATTAGCCAAGGACGTTTACGTTCGTGTAAAGACGGATTGGGAGGTAACTCCGTATTATATTTATATAATGGTATTAAAGATGCTTTCACTATTACAAGTGGAGAGGCAACTTCAATTAATGCTGGACTGACAGAGGTTTACAAATTTGAATTAGAGGGAGACTTAAATACTCTTGAACAATCTCAAGTTGGAGACCGAAATACTGGAACAGAAGTTAACACTCAAACATTAACAATTTCACTAAAGAAAATTGATGCGTCAACAAACGCACAGTTTAATTTATTAGTAGCTGGATACCCACAAGCAGTTGTGGTTGACAGAAACGGAAACTGGCATTGTTTAGCGTTAGATGACGGAATGGATTTTACAGTTGTTTCAACTACTGGAGGAGCAAAAACCGATATGAATGGATATACCTTAACTGGTGTAGCTACGACTAGAGATTTAGCACCATTAATGGATAGTGCAACACAAACTGCATTTGAGTTATTAGTAGCGTAATTATATAAATAATAATTGACCAAAACCCTATTCAGAAATGTTTAGGGTTTTTTTTATAACAAAAATCTCTTTTTTTTATTATTATGTTATGGTAATAAATCCAAACAATTTAACGCATACAATTAGAGTTGTTCCAAGATACTATCCAACAGATACAATTAATTTATTTTTGTATAACGAGGCTACTCAAGAAACGAGTAATCCTAATGCGACTTACTCTAATGCAGATATATATACTGAAATCACTTTTGATTTTACATTTACGGAAAGCGATAAACATCAAATCAAAATATTAGATAGTAACGATGAGATCGTTTATAGAGGTTTAAGTATTGCAACGAGTCAAGAGCCACAAGAGTATTTAATTACAAAAAATGCGTATTATTATTAAGATATGGACATAAAATTAATAACATTATCAAATTACGTAAGACCAAAGGTTGTAGAAAACAAATCCAGAGGCTATGTGTTAAACGGACACCATAATAGCTTTTATCAGTATATCATTGATAGAAACAACGGAAGTCCAACAAATTCTTCAATAAACAAAACATACAACAGTTTAATCTACGGAGGTGGCTTAACTTATAAGAATGGAATTTACGGAGTTAATGATTGGGCAAAATTACAAACAGTATTAAGACCAGCAGACATTAGAAAAATGGTTGCAGATTTTCAAGTATTTGGAGAGTTTGCGTGTCAAGTTATTCAAACAAAAGGAGGAGACATTTCAAGCATAAAGCATATTCCAAAACAAATGATTGTGCCGAGTATATGCAATGAAGATTATGAGATTGATAGTTATTGGTATTCGAGAAACTGGAGAAAAATAAATCAAAATCCTCCAGAGCAATTCCCAGCTTTTGGTTATAACGCCAATGCTCCAATAAGTATTTATGTTGGAAGTCCTTATACTGTTGGAGATGTATATTTTGCAACACCAGATTATTTAGCTGGAATGCCTTATTGCGAATTTGAGGAGGAACTTGCAAACCTAAATATAAACTCAATTAAAAATGGTTTAAGTGCTGGATATATAATAAATGTACCAAACGGAAAATCACTTACGCCACAAGAAAAAGACGATTTTGAAAGACAAGTAAGAAATCGACTAACCAGAACACCAAACGCATCGCAGTTTATTTTATCTTTCAATGGTGCTGACGTTGAAATAACGGTTACTCCATTACCTCAAAATTCTGCTATACATAAACAATGGGATTGGTTAAGTGGAGAGGCTAAAAATCAGATTATGACGGCTCACAGAGTCATTTCTCCTAGTATTATTGGTTTAAGTACCTCAAGTGGCTTTAGTAGTGTTGCAGAAGAAATGGATATGGCAGAGCGTCAAATGGTAAAGCGAGTAATTCAGCCTAAAAAAGATTTTATGACTGAAAGTTTTGAGCATATAATTTCACAATTCGGAATGAATTTAGATCTTATGTTTAAACCATTAACCGAAGATGAGTTAAAAGAAAGTAGCGAGGAGAACAATACTGATATTGGTCTAAAAAAAAAAGATAGCATTGACGAGTTTATAGAAATGGGAGAAGAAAGTCTTGACGGATATATTCCTATTGATATAAGACGTTGTGACGAGGTTACTTTAACAGAGGGAGTACTTGACGATTACCTTTTGGAAATGACAAAATCTCCAAAGGCAACTCCAGAAAAAAAGAGTAAACAAGATACGAGTTTATTTGCAGTAAGATACCGATACGCTGGAGCACCAAGTCAAAGTAATCAAAGAGAGTTTTGTACAAAGGTTTTAAGTGCAAGAAGATTTTACAGAATAGAAGATTTGGATAAGCAGTCAACTGCAAATTCAAAGTTTGCTCCAAGTGGAGATACTTCATATAATATTTTTCTTTATAAAGGTGGTGTTAACTGTAAACATTGGTTTGAGCGAGTTATTTTCTTAAAAGAAAACAATAAAAGAATAACAGTTACAAAGGCAGTTAAAATGATATTGGAATTAGAGCCAAGCGAAAGAGCAGACGCAAAATGGCAAACTAATCCAAAGCAAGTAGCACAAATTGCAGAGCAACAAAATAATTACTGGAGTCTAACGCCAAATTATCGAGATAGTGGAGTAACACCTCAAAGATTGGCTAAAGATGTTGAGGTTGAATTTGAAAGCTACAATGACTATCCAGAAAGTGCAAAGAATAACGCTCAAAAAGTTTTAGACTGGAGAGAGAAATACGGAACAGAAGTAAAAGGAATGACAAGAGTTGGTTGGGTACGTGCAAATCAATTAGCGAAAGGCAGAAATATTAGTCGTTCAACGATTGCGAGAATGTCAGCATTTCAAAGACACAAAAAAAACGCTGAAGTAAGTGCCGAAAATAAATCGACTCCTTGGAAAGATAAGGGATATGTTGCTTGGTTAGGTTGGGGAGGTACTTCTGGTATCAACTGGGCGTCAAAGAAATTAAAACAAATAGATAAAAAATA